ACGGGGATAAGACCTATTTGCACGTCTAGAGCCTACTTTCAGATTTGATGTTTTATTATTTAAAGCGTTTCCGTCTTTGTGCATAACGTCTCTGTTATCTCCGACACTCGCTTTACCAGCGTTAATCATCTTACGACGAGCACGGTTCCTAGCGGCTCGCTTACGTTTAACCTCTGGTTTTCCGTCGTATTTACGTTCTTTTTTGTAATCTCTAGCCATGTTAGTTACTTTTTCTTCTTTTTAACGTTTTTAATTTTGCCTTTGTTTTCAGAAGCGTAGAAGATTTTATCCCCTTTCTTCTTTCCGTAGGTCTTTTCCATAGCCTTTTTAATCTTTTGGCCTTTAGTATTTAGTGGCATAAAAGAATACCTCCGATCCTCTATTATACCACAGGTTTACTTCGTTTTTGTACAGGGGTTTCCAAAGCTTTTTCCACTGACCATCCCCTATCTAACCTATTTGACAAAGTATTAACGTGAATTCCTTTATATCTAGACCACCAAGAAACGGGCTTTGTATAGCCGTTGTAAGTAATTAATCTATGCCCGTTTTTGTTCCAGTTATTTATTCTTCTGGAAACCCAGCGACAATTATCTTTTGAGTAAGGGCCTGTGACATCTTTACGATCTAGTTGAAAATCTCCATTTGGTTTTGGGAACATGTCCTTGTAGAAATTATCAAAATCGTGCCAAGATTCATCTACATAAATTCCTTTAGCTCCGTATCTAGGATAATTTGTACATTCTTCATTGTAACACCTTCTAAGCATACCATACCAGATATCGTATAAATGCGTTCTTTGATCTGATGCTTTCCTAGCTTTTCTATGACGTATCCTTCTAGACTCTTTAAAGCATCCTTTGCAATATTTTTGGCTAGGATTCGTTGGTTTATACTCCGTGGAGCATATCTTACATATTCTATTTTTTAATTCATATAGTAGAAAAGTCATATTACAAATAGTTCTTTAGCATATAGTCTAAATTAAGAAATTCGGGGTTAAAATCACCTTTGTAAACATCCTTTTTATGAATAACACCTCTCCAATGAATGTTTCCTTGGGCTCCTTTATACCCCTCATCGTGCATGTAGTAGCTCCCCGCTTGGATGCCATAAACAGTCCTTTTAGTCTTAGGATCAGGCTTTACGTAAATGTCTAGGGTCTGCTTGTGTCCGCACGTGACAGAGCCCATGATCTTTTCCACGGCTGCCTTCATAGAAGCCTTGGGAGTCCCTGAGAAATCGTTAATAACGTAGTGTACGTAAGTAACACCGTCAACAATCTTGTACTTAAGGAAAGGAACAACCTCCCAACCAAACTCTTTGTACTTAAGATTGTCAACACCAATAAGCCCTTCTAACCGAGACAGTTCAGTAGCTAAAGCTTTTTCAATTCTGTACTCGTGATTACCAAGAGTCAAAATCATTTTTGGTTTGTAAATCTCTTTGTGACTCTTTCTCTGACGCGCTTGTAGTTTGTGTAGAGGAGATAGAAGAGTGTTCATAGACTCTAGAGCAGCGTCTACGTCTTCTTTGTAAGAGCGGCTGTCAAATCCTTTGACACCCCTATCATAAGAGCAGAGAGAAGGCATGTCGGCGAAGTCACCGATCTGAACAATTACGTCAGGTTTGTGTTCTACAATGTAGTTACCACAAGCTTTGAGATGATCTGTAGGAGTACCTGCTTCAGCTTGTACGTCAGGTATTACTAAGTGATTAGTCATTTGCTGTTAAACTCTCAGTGCGTGAAGACAAGTGATCAAACAAAGCTGTAACACCGATGTTAAAGTAGTCACTTGCATTTCCCGTTAGGTAATATTTTTTGTCGTTTGAAAGATTCATGTAGTAAGTTACGTTAACTCCGTCAACTTCTTCTTCTACTTGAATGAGGTTGTTTAAGAAATCTTCTTTAATCGCCGTAATATCGTCCAAAATTTAGTTCCTCTTCTGTTACTAGGTGCTTTTTGTCTATTGCAGGTGTTATGCCTGTGTAGTTAACGACCGATCTTTGTTTTAAATTCGTCGTAACTAATTCTTTTTGTTTTGTTTTCGAGGCGGTTACAAATTGCACCAACCATTCCGTCGGCTTTAACAACCACTTCCATGTCTGTCGTGTCATCTGAAATAATCTTTTCAATATCTTGAGCTTGTGCGGCCATTTCCATAGACGTGAAGAACTTAGAGCCTTCGTCGTCGTCACCTTTGCGAATACAAACTTCGGCGTCTGTATCTTTCTTTTCAGTTGGTTCTTGTTCGTAAGAAGAATCTACACCTACTAGTTCTGCTTTTCTAAAGCCTAAGGCGTACCCAACGCCCAAAGCTCTTAAAGCAGAGGAAGTTCCACCTGGAATTCTTAGGTTAGTCGTAGGATGCTCTTTGAACTTCTCAATTTCTTTTACAAGAGCGTGCCAACCGACCACGTTGTAGTGATTTTCTAAAAGGTACTTAGCGTACGCGTGGTGAGACATAGACGCTACAAGGAACGTGATGTCTGAGGGAGCTTCCCACAAAAGTTGCATTCTGTTAAATCCGTGGGTAGATGTTCCATCTGCCTCTCTTCCGTCTAAGAGAATACAGTAGTCTGGTTTAACTCCCATTTCTCTTAGTCTGGGTAGAGCGTGTTTCACAGCAACTACAACATCTCCAGGTTCTTTGTTGAAATACTTTTCTAAAGAGGGGCCTGCAGAAGCTACGACAAGCCTTCTGTCGTGAGGGCGGCACTGTTCTAACCACGTAGGGATAACTTCTAAGTTACTTTTAATGTTGAACTCTACATCTTTAGAAGATGCAGCAGTCCTAGGTTTAGTCCTGAGAGGAACGTAGTTATTACTCACTTAACACCTACCAAACGGAAATCTCTCTCTTCTTGAGCAAAATCTTTTGACTGAGGAATTTCTTCGTAACACCCTGAAAAGCCTAGCTCTACAAAGATACTTCCTAGGTATTCCGGCCAGTACCCCCACTTGTGAAACATGTGTTCTGTAGAGTCTTGTTCGCCATAAATCCCTAAAAGACCAAATCGTTCAATTCGGTAGTTGTCCCCTTTAACCTTAGCTTGAAGCACGTTAATGCAACACTTCATAAGGTCTGGACACTCTACAACAACAAGTCCATCTTTCTTAAGGACTCTTTGTGTGTTCTCTAAAACTTCTAAAGCTTCAGGCTTAGCAAAGTGCTCCAAGACGTGATACATGTGTACTTCGTCTACTGACTCGTCAGCTAAAGACTCTAAATAGTCTAAAGCACTCGCTACTACGTCAGGATTGTTGTCAGGATTAATGTCTACGTTGACAAACCCTTGCATTTTCTTTTGGCCACTTCCAAGGTTTACTAACACCCTGTCTGTGACGATATTCAGTAAAGAACTTTTTTCCATTGTTCGTGGATTACCTCGTGATTGTAGTTAACACCAACGTAAAGCTGGCCTTCTTTTGTTTTGTGATAAGCTTGCGTTGGATTGTCAACGTACCACTGAATTCCTTCTGCAATGTCTCCAATCCAAATAAAGTCTGAGAACTCTCCATAAATCCTAGGGTTGTCTGTAACAACAAACCGCCCAGCATGTAAAGCGTCTACAGCCCTGTTAGAGGACTTCATCTGCGCGTAATGCCTGTACTCAGACGTAGGGATAATAACAATGTCGAAAAACTGGATAATGTGTTCTACTAGTCCAATCTCCCAAGGAACAGCCTTGACATTTCCTTCAGATATCTTCTTGTCAATGTTAGTAATGCAAGTAATGTTGTAAGGGATTTTAGAAGCTACAGCCATTAAAGAAGAAAGATTAGAAGCGTGTCCGAACCAGAGAATGTTAGGGTCGCTATCCCTGTTAATCTCTACGTCGTATCGAGGAAAAGTGATAGGGTCCTTTACAAGTTTCGCTTCTTTTCCTGTTTTCTCTTTAATAACTTTTGCCATAGACTCTGTGTTACAAGTAACAGTGTCAGCTAAATCACACATAGTGTGGTAGGTGTCTTTAGCATCTCTGTTAAAGTGGTTGTCACAAATGTCAAAGATTACTTTTGATCCAGCATTTTTACACTCGTGGGCTTCACTAATCATCTCTGAAGCTTTGAAATGCTTCATGAATATGTTAGCTGTACACACTGGATATGCGTGTTCAGAAACTTGGGCTAAACAGTTAACGTCTCTTTCTTGCAAGATAGTAGCAGGAATTTCTGCTCTCATTCTGTGAGAACCTAAATGTGGTCCTGCTTTAGAGACAAAGTTGAATGTTTTCATCTAATAAAAATCATGTCCTCAAGAGATAGAGAGTCAAGAACGTCGAAGTAGAAATCGTCTTGTTCAGTAACTTCCACATCTTCCATTGTTGGAACACCCTTTGTGTAGTGGATAGCGAAAATGTTCTCGTTAGGAACACGTTCAGCAGAGTGTTCTGGAACAAAATTCCAACCTTCGTAAAGGGCTCCTACATCCTTAGAAGAAGAGGGGAGCCACTGAAAAGAGTGAAACCAGATACCTGGCTTTGTATTTACATCCTTAACAACGTAAGGAGGGTTTGTTCCTCTAAAGTAGCAAAGATCAAAGACCATTAGGGAAGACCAAAGCTTACAGCTATACTGTTCTTGCTTCATGCCGTCCATCTTTTTTGTTTCTGTTGGTGTAAAATCATGTTTAACACACCAAACAGCAGGTCTGTGTCCTGTATTCTTACTGTAGTCCCTAATACCTTCGACTAAGTCTTCAACATCCTGAAGAAAAACAAAGTCTGCGTCAACAAAGACAGCGTACTCTTCCTCAGGATGCTCCAAGGCCGCTAACAAAGGTGTTAAGAAACGAGAGTGAGAAAACTGTGTACTAAATGGTTTTTCATCTCTAACGTCTTCGTAAGAACCATCTTCTAAGATTTTCCAAGGTCTGTCAAAGACACCCATTTGTCTAAGTTCTCTGTGATGCAGAGGTTCAACTTTTACATTTTCGTTTAAAGACAAAAGAGATTTTTTACAGACTGCGTAAGCGTCGTGTTCTCTTTCGTCATAACCTACATAAACAACCGTCAACTTTTCTCTCCATACTGAAACTCTAAAAGCATTTGGGCGTAGTGAATAACTTTCTCAATATCCGCTTTACCGTTTTTAGAGTGATGTCGTGTGACGTACTTCACAATGTTTCCTTCTAACCAGCCAAGATCATTTGCAAGTATATACTCAACTGGTTGAATTTTCAAGTCTTTATAGTGTGTACCACCAATTTGTATTTCTAAAGTTTTCAAAATTTTAACCCCACTGACTTGCCATAGCCTCAGCAAGACCTTTGTACGTAACTGAGCGTTTTAACCAACGCCACTCACTTGGTCCTTCTTTGTTTTGACCGCTAGCTGTCTGATTAGCGTATCTGTCTTTCTTTAAAATGTTAGTAGGCTGTAGACAAGGTAATCCTTTGAGCCAAAAGTAAGTTTCTTTTGAAGCATCTTCTCCAAACTGCCAAGGCTGTACACGTTGTGTTGGCATCCTTATTCGAGTCGAAATACATCCTTTAGGATTTTCTAAGGCTATCTTCGGAAAAGGTGCATTTAAAAGCTTTTTAACAAATGCTAGAGCTTCTTCCGTTTTCTCTTCTCTTCCCTCTACCCTCTTGTTCCAGTGAAGACCGCTAGCTGCTAAATACCTACAAGGAGGATGTGCAATCATTAAGTCCCAACTGTCGTTTAAAAGGGTAAGAACGTCTCCTTTTATGTGTTTTTCAGGGTGCTCTTGAGACGGTAGGATACCTTCAGGTACGTCCTCTGGACCTAACAAGTCACAAGACCAAGCGTCGTGTCCTCTCCTGATAAAAGCGTCTCGGACTACGCCAGAAACTTCACACGCTACTAGAACTTTCACTTACAAGAGCCTCCCAACTTACTGGATACAAATCTTTGATAATCCCAGAAATCATCTCGGCAACATCTCTGGTTTCTTTTTGAGTGTGAGAGTCGAGACGTAAATTACAAACTCTAGCGAAAGCTGCTACAGAACCTGTCCAAATCCACTCTGTATACATAGCTTGCGGAAGTATCATTCTAGCTTGTTCAGGACAAATCTCTTCTGTGTTAATCATGTGATTGTAGAGATCGGTTAGAACTCTGTAGATATTCTCAGGTGGACCTATTGTTAGTCGCTCACGAGACCCGTCATCCATTGTTTGTTCGTACAACAATCTAAAATTGCCTACAGACTCGTCAGAACTTCCTTGTTTAACGTTATCTGCCCTTTTTCTCCAACTGGTAGGTTCAAAGAATTCAGGCTCAGAGTCTACGTAACGACGAGATACTTCGTTCCAAACAAGACCTACTTGGTGTTTACCAAGCTGTCTAGCTACGAAGATCGGAGCTTTTACACGAAGAGACACAGAGGTGTGTCCGAAAGGTGTCCAGTGATTGTGTTTGGCTAAGTACTTAATAAGTTTTGCATCTTTGTCCGAAAGTCTTTGTTCAGAAACAAGAACACCTGCTACTGTGAAAGCGCCCCCTTCTTCATACTCACTAGCTTTGTCAAAAGAGACTCTAGCTGCGTTTACAACAGAAAGGTCAGAACCCATGTGGTCTACTAATTCTACGTTCATTTTGTGTGGTCCCTTATAACTCTATCTACTACTAACTTAAAACCAGTTTCAACGTCATCTCTTTGAACAACGTGAAAAGGTTTTTCTCTTGCTTTTAAATACCCTAAAATCCTTTGGTCTAGTTCTTTAGACTCGTTTAAAGAGTGTATGCGACCTTCCTGTGTGAACCAGTACTCGTCTTTACGTGGTATGAAAAAGTCTATTGTATTAAATCTAGCGCAAATGTCAAGGACAAACTTGTCAAACGACTCAGGGTAATCCTCAGAATGATAAAACAGTCCCAAATCTAAGGGACTGTCTGTAATTGCTACACTTACGTTGTCGTCTAACATCAGTATTTTTTCTAGCTGTCCAGCAAAGACAAGTGCTTGATTGTGTTTGAGAACTTTTGTGTCACCTCTCCAAACAAGTTCCTTTGCGTATTCTTGGACAAGCTCTACGTTAAGAGATGTCCTCGTTTTAAGCGCGTGAAAAAGACCAGCAGCGTAAGCACTCTTGCCTACACCTGGTCCAGCGAAAAGATTAACTACTAGCATTAATGTCCTTTGTAAATAGTGGAGCGGGTCACGGGAATCGAACCCGTATCTTTAGCTTGGAAGGCTAGTGTTCTACCTTTGAACTACACCCGCTTTAACCCTTAAACTCCGCAACTTCCTCCTTTAGAGGAGATGTCGCAGATGTCGTGTGTTTCCACACTCTCTTCAAACTCTTCCCCAAGCTTTTCAAGAGCTTCTCCGTAGGGCACAGAAGTAAGAGGTTGTCCTCCTCTAGCTCCGTCTGGATAAGCAGTAAAGCCTCTAAGCCTGTGAGCGTACTTGGCAAGTGTCTGAGAAAATTCTTCTACTTTATCTTCGTTGTTAAACTTAGAACCCCACTGAGGAAGGTTAATAGTAGACGAAATAGCCATGTCTACGTAGTCTTGAATATCTGCTTGAAACTTAACTCGACGTTCAAAGTCAACTGAGAGGTCTAAAGCACTTTCAATGTTGTCAGGATTTGCACCGTAAAGATCAATAAGCTCCTTTGCAGCACTATCTACAACGTACTGATAATGCCAAGACTTTCCTTTGAGATACCTTCGTTTGTACGCTACTGCAAAGATAGGCTCAATTCCAGTAGAAGTACCAGCAAGAATGCCAATAGAACCAGTGGGGGCAATAGCCCTGTTAGCCACAGGTCTAGAAACACCTTGTTTGTCTGCAAACTCTCTAGACGTTTTGTCAGAAATTGCTTTGTAGACAGAAAGCCACTGGTGAAGCTCAGGAGTAACCTCATAGCTGTATCCTTTCTTAATGAGCCATTCGTGAATGCCCATTAGGCCCAACCCCAGTCGTCTGTTCTTTTCTCTTACTTCTTCAACCTTCTTAAAGGGAAGTTTAGCCTTTAACGTGCCACAAATTAAGAACTTTGTAGCTAAATCAACTACGTCAGCCAGTTCTCTAATGTCGTCAATACGTCCTAGGTTAACTGAGCCAAGATTGCAAACGTCGCTGTCGTCAGAAGAAGTTACTTCAGTACAGGCGTTGCGTCCTGTTTCTTTCTCTTTGTCAAAGAAGTTAAAGGAAAACCCTGGTTCTGCCGTGGAAAGAGCTTGTTTACAGTTCTCTTTGAACACGTCACCAACCTCACCAGTATCCCAGTAATTTAACAACCACTCTGTGTCGTAGTTGACAGAGATGTTGGTCATGTCTAGTGGTGCTTTGTAGTTGAAATCAGCCTTTTTCAGGTCAGCAACAGTTAGACCGCCAGTTCCAGCAACTTCCATCTCGTGCCAGTTTTTACACTTAAGGAATGTGTTAATGTCGCCGTGTTTCCAGTTTAGAGAGGCGTAGATAGCTGACCTTCGAGAGCCTCCTTGCATGACACGAGTGCCAATTTCGTCAATCATCTGCATCTTAGGAATAGGGCCAGAAGCTGTTCCTCCTGTGCCTCCCAGTCTAGTCCCTTCTGGACGATAGACAGAGTAGTCGTTGCCGATGCCTCCGCCTGTCATAAGACTAGACTCAGTCTTCCAACTCAAGTTTGCCCAGTCTTCTCTCGTGTCTTCTTCTGAAATAAAAATAAAACACTGATACGTGTGGATGTTGTGATCAATTACAATTTGGTTATATTCAGGTTCAAACGGACAAAATACCTCTTCTTCTCCAACAGCCTCAATTGACTTAACCTTAAATCCATTCCAAAGACTACCCCTTTGATAAGAGATCATAAAAATTTCGTGGTTTTTATATTCATAGTTACCAATAGTTACGTCTCTTGTTTGAGACCTAATTACTCCTGTAACTACAAGTCCAGCAAAAGCTGCGTGTTCTCTAAACCACTCTAAATTGTTTTTGTTTACACAGTGAAGAATCCTGTCGTGACAGCTATCAGCAGCTAACCACCCTTCGATAAAAGAAGCGATATACTCTGGAGAAGCACCTTTTTCTGGTAAACTCTTCCAATTTACTTTGTTGTTAAAGTAGAGCAGAGAGTCGCCGTTGGAGAACTCTGGGTGAGTCACAGAATGCGCAACTTTCTGAAGTCTTGGTAAATGAAGCAAATCTTTAGAAGAACACAAGCGTAATTGGCCGTTAGCGTTACCATCACCGAAAACAAATCCGTGGGCAAAGCCCAAATCTGAAGAGTCTAAACCAAACTCATTAGCAGGTACTTTATCTCCTACTCGAAGTTCTGTGGTTTCTGAACCATCAAGCAAAAGCCACCTATGATTTTCTGTTGCTTTTACTTTGTATTCAATCTTAGATTTTCCTCTAATTGGTGCAAAAGTTATTTCATTTAGGCTCTGAATACCGTGTTTTTTAAATTCTGCCTTTTTGTAAGTTGCGTCTACAGGAGAAAAAATGTTAGCTTCTCCTAAATCTTCGACATTTCTCCAGCCAGCATCTGTTAAAACCTTAGTGCCTCGTCCAAAGCAGTTGTTAAAGAACTTGTTAGGACGCCCAGCGTAGTAAAGATACCGTCCACCGGGGATAAATTTAAGGTCTGTAATGTAGTTGATTAGCTGTTCTGACTCAGATTTAGACAGGAGGTCTTTACCAACATCTAAAACCAAGGTTCTAGCTAGGTCTCCCCAGGTTTCGCAACCTTCGTGAGCATATTTTTGGTTGAAAATGGTCTCGCTAAACTGAGAGCGAAACATAGGGTTCTTGTTGCTACGCCAAGACATGTGTGCAGTTGTTCCTTCTTTATATTTTTTTAAAAATTTGAGACGAGCTTCAATTATATCACAAATCGGAATACCACACAGAGTACCCTTTTTCAGTCGTGTAAACTACTCGCTTTATCTTAAAGTCTTTGATAGCCCTCTGGCAGCCCTCACAAGGCTTGGCTAGTGCCCTTGATCCATCCTTTAGCGATCTAGCTACGTAAAGAGTAGACCCTTCTAGGTCGTCTTCTGAGGCTCTTAGGATAGCTGCTATTTCAGCGTGAAGATGAATGGAAAATCTGTTATTTCCGTATTTGGCTTGTAAAGGGTGTGTTTTTTTGCTGTTTAGTCCCGCAGAGACTATTCGACGGCCCTTACGTATAAGAGCCGCCATCTTAGCCTTCGGAATGTTGTTGTTGTCTCGGGCTAAATCCAAGACTGTCTCAAGGTTCTTTTCCGTTGAATTCAAGGTTACTTCTCACAACATAAATCTGCGATCCGCCAAACTCTTGGCTTTCGACGCGTACATTTACCCAAGTGTGCCCTCTGTCGTGCCAGTAAGACTCAATTTTACGAGCGAGAATCCTAGAGGCGTACAGGTTACTTAAGTAGTCAGTCTTTTTTGTCATCTTTTTTTACACTCTTTAACTCTGCTGTTTTAAGTCTTGCCAAAAGGTTGGCAGCTAACTCTTCTAGGATATCCAGAGATTTGTCTGCTTCAGCTTCTTCGTAAACTGCTACAGTTCTGAAGATAAGCTCAGAGAGAATTTCTTCTTTAGTCCTCGGTAATTCCTGGAAAAATTGTTGTGGAATCAATTCTTGGAAATCGTCTGACATCTCCGTCCTCAATCATAAATATAAAGTCAATAAAAATCTTGTACACAAATTGCTTTGGAAGGAGAGCTAACGAACAGACATCTTCAAAAGAACCTTTAAGGTCTTGCTCGTTGTCTGCGTAGTCGTCACAAACCCAAGAAATAACAGGTCCTTGTAAGTCATTCTCAAACAGGTCTAGAATAGCCCTGTCTAAAACAGAACGCCAAAGTGAAACCTCAGGTCCTACAGTTTGGTCTTCAACTGGAATTCGAGTAAAATACCCGTTTCTAGCTATGCTCCTTTTTGTTCTTTTTTTGTCTAGCTTTTTCATTTTTAAGAAGAATTAGTGTCCTTTTTCTCCGTACCCTCTAAAAGGAAGATTGGTCCAGTGATCGAACATTAAAGAGCCGTTGAGAGAGTAATGAAAGACAAAAGGAGAGCTTGTTCCCCAAATTGGGGCATCCCAAGCGTGGTCAAAAACATCTCTGTTCTCTTCTCCAAAGAAGCTAGGGAAGATATCGCCTTCTGTTGTAACGAGGTATCTTTCTTTTCTTTGTTCACTCATTCAGCCATTCTTTTGGTACTTTATCTCCGACAGCACACACAAAACCGTTTTTAGCAGCCCAGTCTGTGTAGTAAGTTGGAGACCCTTTTCTGATTGGGTTGTCTGTTTGAAACAACATGCGAATGTCTAAGTCAGGGTTAGACCTTTTAACAAGAACCATTTTCTTACGAGCTACAACGTCAAAGTACCCTTTAGCTTCCACGTAGATTGTCTTTTTACTTTTTGTCGTAATAACAAAGTCAGGAGTGTAAGAGTGATGTGTAGCTGGCTTTTCGTACTTTAAAGTAGCTGACTCGTAAGAAAACTTTGCTTTATCTTTTACTAAAGCCTTGGCAACTCTCTCTTCGTACTTTGATCTAAAACCTTTTTTCAAAGCACTTCCTCCACTCTAGGCTCTTTAGAAACTTCGGTAAAATACTTCAACCCGTTAGAATATTGAAAGACCCTGAGACCTTCTCCGCCATTAGCGTCACTCCAACACTTGTTTTTAGCAAAACACCAAGCACAATTTTTAGAAAGAATTCTGTTACCACTTTTACCTTCTTCTTGGTCCGAGTAACAACGCTCAGGAGGAGTAGGATCAGCTAAGACTTTGTCTAAGTGCTTAGACCTCTCTTCTACGTCAATTAAATCCATGGAGTCCACAGGAAGATACACGATTTCCCCAGCTTCTTTGTTGATAGCTAAGAAACCAGCTTCGTCTTTACCCATTGCTTGAGCGTATCCCGAGATTTGACCGATGTAACCAAACGGATCATCTAAGGCAAGAGTGTCGTTACGGAACTTTTTAATTGCGTGGGAAGAACAAGACTTGCAGTCTACTGGTACGTCGTCAATTTCACAATCCATTGTTCCAGGAATGCCGCCAACTTCAATACTCAGTTGTTCGTTTTCTACTTTGTGTCCCGCTTCGCGTGTGAGAAAGAGAAGAAGATGTTCGAGCATGTGCCCAAAGAGAAACTTAATGTAGTCCTTGGGCTCCAAGGTTTGAGGAGTACTGTCGTTGACCATGTACCACAGTTTTCTGTCTGGTAAGCCAACAACTGACATCCTCAAAGCCTTGGTGTCTTTGGTGCCCGCTTCTTCTAGTGACGACTTAACAGCCTCTTTCACACCAGCAGCAAATCTTTCAAGGTTTTCCTCTGTAATCTCGTGAGGCCCCCTGAAAATGTCGTAAATATCTTCTACTAGTGTTTCAACTGTTTTTGTCATTTACTTTTAGTCTTCAAACTCCTCTTCAGAACCCTCTGTTGTTTCACCGGACTCGTCTTCAAAGTCCTCACCGTCGTTAGCTTCTGTGTATTCGTCAGTTTCAAATCCGTCTTCTTCGTCAAAGTCGCCGCCCGGAACGTACGGGACAAGATCAAGGATTTGGACTTTTTCTAGGTAGAGAGTCTTCTTACCCTTTGCGTATTCGATGTCGTTAAACTTAACCTTAGCAACTGTGCCGTTACCGATAGTGTTTACGACTGCGTCTGGAATAGCGGCCTTTTTAGCGTCGATTACTTCGACAGGATTTGCCTTTTCCCCGTTCTTCTTCACGCAGTTGCGTTTAATCTGAATGTGCTGACCTGGAATCTTTCCAGAAGAGTCTTCTCGTAGCTGTAAACCAAGTTCTTTAGCTTTAGCTAGCTGATCACCTTCGAGAGCAAGAGAAAGCTTCCACTTGTCAGTCCCGAATGCGCTGTCTACTCGGCGCAGAAATGTGTAGTAAAGTTCACCTTTAAGGATAGCCATGTTATTCCTCGTTATCGAAATCCAGTTCTTCCACTGGATCGTCTGTCATGTTTTCAGCTGTTTCAAAAGCTTCTACAACGTCTAAAGTTTCTTCTAGTTCTACAAAGAAGAAGCGCAGAAACCTGATTTTGTCTTCGTAAGACTCAAAGGTTTCCAAAGTATCTAGGAAGCTTTCTAGTATTTCGTTGTTAATTTGCACGTATTGTAGTCTCCTTTTTAAGTGTTGTCAAGAATTTTTAACGTACAAGTTAAAAGATTTTTGTAAAATTCACCCTCTGTGATTTGCTCTTCAAGAAAGTTGTTTCCGTAAGACCACCTAGGGCAATAGTCCAAGACAATCAAATGTCTGTACTCTGGAAGTTTAAGCCATTCCTCGGCTGTCTTTTTTACTACATATTCCATTTTCTCTTACAAGTCCAAAGGTCAGTGGGTCATAGCCCACGATCTTCCCCATTTGGCATCACCGTCCATAGGGCATTTGGTGTCGTAGGCTTCTCCTGCTCTCTGAATAGCAGAGATAACAACATTTCCTACTTTGTCTACAATTGAAGGCTTAGTGTCAATCTGGAACTCGTCGTGAACAATAGCCACATTTCTTGCGTCAAAACCCTGAGTTCTAACATCTTTGTCCCAAAAACACCAAGCTCTTCTCATAATAATCGTTTCAAACGACTGAAGAAAT